CGCTAAAGCATTTATCCTGATTGTCGTGTCAAATCTACTGTAGTCAATGCTCACGATGTATGTGGACCACTTCCTCTTGTGAGGATTGCGAAACCTAATGCAAAGAAACTGATCGTCACCAAGAACCTGGAGAGACCAGTCAAATTCATTTAGAGAGTTCATCCCTTCAATCTTGGTGTTAACCCAATTGTTCAGATCGTCTACTTGGCACTTCGTTGAATAAGATATTTTGGACTCAGCCAACTTAACTGACCAAACTTTTGCTAAATTCTCACTCATTGCACATATAACAGGACCCTTCTGAAGCTTATTGCATGCCAATCCATAAATAAGGACTCGCGGATCAGGAACTTTAAAGTATTGATTCTCTTCGTCATGCTTGATCATCATCTTTTTCACAGAAGACCACACGCCAATTTCCCAGTCGGCCCTAGCTTTAACCAGAGCGGCTCTTTTGTAGCCAGAAAACCGATTGATATAGTCGTCAAGATTTAGAGGTTCCACTGTCATCTCGAGGAGGTCAGTTATACATTGAACACCCCATCTGTCTCTCACCATTGAAGGCATAAGAGTGACTGTTTTCATTTTAAACTCTTCCTCAATATTGGACATGTGCTGCATAACTTCACTCATGATATCTGAGCAGTCACCAGGATTCTTATTTGATAAGATCCAATTGTAGTACACATTCCACAGATCTGGGTCCGCCTTTGGACGATTTCTAAGAAACCGAGTTATCATCGCGACCATCTTGTTGGTTGGGCACTGCCTGAACTTGATAGGAACATTATCACTGGTAAAACATATCCCAGCTAAATACATCCCCGTTCTATCACTCAGCTCTGATGGCTCTTGACTCAACAAGTCCCTAAAGCCTTCATAGTCGCTCAAGTAGCGTTCACTAGAATCCTCATTGATCGTGAATCCATTCCTTCGAAGATCACATTTGAGAGTACCAGTTATCGCACCGATTTCACAGTCCCGCCTAATGTAGTCTCCAAACTTGGGTGAAGTAGGACCATTGTAGTCAATTCCATTGCCAGGAAACCATGAATAATCAACTGGCTCATCTGAATAATGGCAAACATCTCGAGGGAGAATTGAGTCAAACACTTCCTGTGGAAAGTCACGCTCTGGTTTGGTTTGGTTTCCATTTTCACTCTTTGAACAACACCAAGTCAACGCATATATCACTGGTACTGCTATAAAGGCAGCCCCTATGATGTAATCAATGATTTCAATCGTTAGGTCAGCACTGTAAAGCACCGATTCTCTAACTAGCGAACTAGTTTTGATCAACTGTTGACGTTCAATGTTTTCAATCGCCCGATT